CCAGTTCTGGACGGCGTGCAAGACCAGCGACGGTCAGCGCCAGGCACCGGATCCAGACGCCGGGCTGAAGTACATCGAGTCCACCAGCAGCTACGGCGTAGGTGGTTTGCCTCCGGGCATGTCACCGATCTGCTACCAGCTCGCGGCCGACACAGCCGCGGGCAAGTGGCCGTTCATCGGCAACGCCCACCAGAGCCCGAGCGGGCTGTCTCCGGCGCACTGGCGGATCTACCAGGCCGGCACCTACAGCAACGCGGCTGCACACCGGGCCTACTGCGCCGCGAATCCGTCTCAGGTGCAGACCTGGGAGCGTGAGCGGCTGGCGAAGTGGGGCAACGGGGAGCGCGCGGCCTGATGGGACCGACCGAGAAAATCACCGCAGCGCACCGTGCCCGGTTTGCGGCCATGCAGGAGATCGGCTGCGTGATCTGCTCGGTGTACTTCCAGCGTCCCGGCACACCGGGTCAGGTGCACCACCTGCTCAGCGGTGGTCGACGGATCGGGCATGACGCGACGATCTACCTGCACCCGTGGTTTCACGCTGGCGAACCACCGACGACCAGGGTTGCCGGCCACATTGCGCAACTGACGATCGCAGCAGCGACCCGGATCTACGGTCCCAGCCTCGCGCACGACCGTCCAGAATTCGAGGCCCGGTTCGGCACCGAACAGCAACTGCTCGAAATGCAGAACGACCTGATAGCGGCGTATGAGCGATGCGCGCGGGGTGCGGCATGAGGGCGGTCGACCTGTTTGCCGGGCTTGGCGGGTTCACCTCCGGCGCTACCGCGGCGGGCGTGAAGGTGCTCTGGGCGGCGAACCACTGGCGTCTGGCCGTCGATACGCACGCGGAGAATCACCCGGACGTTGCGCACGCCTGTCAGGATCTGCACCAGGCCGACTGGTCGCAGGTGCCGAAGCATGACGTGCTGCTGGCGTCTCCCGCCTGTCAGGGCCACAGCCGCGCGCGGGGCCGAGACCGGGCGCACCACGACCTGACCCGCTCGACGGCGTGGGCGGTTGTGTCGTGTGCGGAGGCGCATCGGCCTGGTCTGGTGCTGGTCGAGAACGTCCCGGAGTTTTCGACCTGGGCGCTGTACCCGGCATGGTGCGCTGCCATGCAGGCGCTCGGCTACACCCTCAGTCCGCACGTGCTGGACTCTGCCGACTACGGCGTCCCGCAGAACCGTCGCCGGTTGCTCATCGTCGGAACGCGCTCACGTCGCCCGCTGATCCTGACGCCTCGCCGGACAGCGAATCAGCCCGCCATCGGCCCACACATCGACCTGACCTGTGATCGCTGGCGGCAGATCGACGGCACGCTGGCCAGGTCCACGCAAGCACGCATCGCGCATGGCCGGGCGACTCATGGCGACCGGTTCCTGATTTCGTACTACGGCAACACCCTGACCGCGCGCAGCCTGTCCAGACCGATAGGCACGATCACGACCCGCGACCGCTGGGCGATCATCGACGGTGACCGGATGCGGATGCTGTCAGCTCAGGAGTGTCGCGCGGCGATGGGTTTCCCGGCCGGCTACCGGCTTCCGCCGTCACAGACGCAGGCGAAGCACCTGCTCGGCAACGCCGTTACACCACCGATGGTGACCGAGGTGCTGCATGAGCTGAGGGCGGCGGCATGACAGGCGGCAAGCTCGACACCGCTGGCATGGCCACGCTGATGCAGACCGCCACACCGGAAAAGGGCGGGGTGTTTACCTGCCCAGAGTGCACCCGGTTCTACACCCGCGCCAACGAACAGGAGCGCCGGTATCACCTGGCGGTGCGAATGCTGGTGAGGAACGCATGGCCGAACCGGGCGCAGTGGGCGGAGGAATTCGAGAAGCTCACGGGCGAATCACTCACCGAGTACACCGTGCGGATGCGCCGCGGTGAAGACCAGAAAACCACGAGGGATAGTCGATGAGAAGCGGATTGCCACAAGCAAATATGTCAGCAGGCCAGTCGAGCAGAGTCACCAATGGCGCGGGCCCGGTGCGGATACTGCGGCCCGGAGATCCCGGTTTCCCGAAGTACGAAGACGCGCCGGCCCAGACGCGCAAGACCTGCCAGCATCCCGGCTGCGCCACGGTCTTCGAGCCTTCGGCAGCCCAGCGGAAATACTGCAAGGATCACGGCACCCGGCAGGCCGAACAGGAACGGTACCTGATCAAGCAGGGCTGCGCGCCGAAGAAGCGGGCAACGGAGGGCGCCGTGAAGGCCAGCCCCAGCAATACCCGGCGATGTTTCCAGTGCGGCAAGGACTACGTGCCCACGGGCAACGCCCAGCGCACCTGCCAGACCTGCAAGAGCAAGGCGATCCCACCCACGAAGCCGAAGACCCTCAAGGACATTCAGGTCCGGAAGGTGCAGGCCGAGCCGCCGCGCGATCTCCCGGCTCGAGCGGCTGATCCATTCAGCGAGCAGGTCGGCGGCGATCACTACAAGTCGCTCGCGATCCAGCCCATCGAATACTGCCAGCGCAACGGGCTGAACTACTGCGAGGCGAACGTCGTCAAGTACGTCACTCGTCACCGCCACAAGGGCGGCTCGCAGGACATCCTGAAAGCGATCCACAACCTGCAGCTCCTGCTGCAGATGGAGTACCCGCAGGGATGAGCGGAGGCGTCAGTGCCGCAGCAGTGACCCGCGCCAGGCGCAAGGCCATGCGCGAGCGATGGGAGCTTCTGCTGGAGGCGCACCTGAAGCTCAAGCGGATCACCGGATGGGAGCGCGAGCACTGGTTCGCGCGGCACTTGGGCCGGCGCTGGCGGTTCGACTTTGCGTTTCCAGATCTCCGACTGGCTGTCGAGGTAGAGGGAGGGGAGTGGGTCCAGGGCCGGCACCAGCGGCCGGCGGGATTCAGAGAGGACTGCGACAAGTACAACGCGGCAGCCGAGGCCGGATGGAGGGTGGTGCGATACGTGCCATCCCAGATCAGAACCTGCGAGGCGGTAAACCAGATTCAACGCATTGTCGACAACGCAACCAAACAGGAGTGATTCAGATGCTGCAGATAATCGGACGGGGCGTGCTGGGTGAGATCAAGAGCAAGTTGCGCATGGTCGAGGAGAGCGTCGAGCGGGTGTGTGAGATACCGCTCGACATCAAGGTCGAGGGCGCCATTGCCGTGGCAGCGATCATGTCGGCCCTGCATGTGGGCGAACTGTTCGATGCGCTGTACTCATCGGATGGCAAGGTGCAGTTGACCTACTTCGGTCAGCAGCAGGTGGACTTCCCGGTCAAGAACATCAAGGCGGTGATTGGCTCATCAAGCAAGGACACGGTGACCATCGCTGCTGCCGACCTGTCGAAGATCCGATGGACGGTGGGGGATGGCTACTCCCTGCACATCACCTGCAAGGTCTGCTCCACCCTCACCCCTGAGCAGTGGGTGGGCCTGTTCCGCCTGCAGCCCTACACCGGGCTGAACGTATCGCTGACCGATAACCAGTCGGCCCTGTCCCTGCAGGCTGCCTGATGTGGCCTTTGTCCCTGCTCGGCCCTGTACTTACCCTGGCTGTGGTGTACTGGTGCGCAAGACTGAGAGCACGTTCCCTCGATGTGCGCAGCATCCGTATGCACCACGACCACAGCGCGGGATTGATACCCGATCCAATGCAGGTGATCGTGGGTATGACGCCGACTGGCGACGCCTGCGCCTATGGCACCTTGCTCGGCATCCCATCTGCCAGATCAGGCGTAAGTGCAACGGTGCAGCAGCAACCGAGGTCGACCACATCATCCCGCTGGTCGATGGTGGGCAGAGGCTCGATGAGTGCAACCTGCAGTCCACATGCAGGGCGTGTCACAGGAGCAAGACCGCAGCAGATCAGCGACGGGCCAAGCGTCGAACGTAGGACTTCGCCAGACGATCCGCACACGCAGACCATCCACAGGGCAAGGCGTGCGCTACGGATGCAACCTGCGCGAAATGATGCAGGCAGGGAGGGCACATGAGGCAGGGGGGTGTCGTAAACTTTTACAGTGGCGGCGTGACCGTAGCAGTTCCCCGCGCGCACGTGCTGCCGTTTTTGGCTGATTTGGGGTATTGGCCATGAGGGGGCGCAAACCGAAGCCCACGCAGATGCATAAAACAGACGGCACACTGCACGCCACCAAGCATCGAGACCGTGACCAGGAGCTGCGCCTCGATGGCGATCTGCTCGATCCACCTGCAGGGCTGTCTCCGGCTCAGGCCGAGATCTGGCGAGAGGCGCTCAGCCAGGCGCCGCCCGGTCTGCTGAAGCTGCTCGACCGGTCCGTGTTCCTGACGTGGGTGCGGGCGGTCGACGGTCAGAACGTTGCCCAGCACGTGATCAACACCGAGGGCATCCTGGCTGATTCACCGGCTGGTGGCGTGACCGAGCACCCGGCGATCCGCACATTCCAGAAGATGTCGCTCCTGATTCTCAGGTGCGCGGAACAGTTGGGATTCTCGCCGGCCGCCCGGCCGCGCATTCATGTCGCGAAGCCAGCCGAAAAAGAAAACCCGTTCGCCGCGTTCGGTGGCACGCAAAAAGCCAGCACGCAGGCCAAGTCCGGCGGCGCGGTTCACTGATCCGCATGTAATCCGGGCGATGGCCTACGCCTCGGGGGTGATCTCCGGGCGGATACCGGCCTGCAAGTGGGTCCGGCTGGCGTGCCAGCGTCAGGTCGACGACCTGGCACGCTGGGAAAAGCGCGGTCCGTTCGAGTTCTCCGAGGCTGTTGCCGGCGAGTGGTGCCGGTTCATCGAGCTTCTGCCCCACATCAAGGGGCCGCTGTCGGGCGAAAACATCCGACTGGAGCCGTGGCAGTGCTTCATCCTGACGGTCGCATTCGGGTGGTTGCGCCGTGGCACGCACCATCGGCGGTTCCGTCGGGTCTATATCGAGGTGCCCAGGGGCAACGGGAAGTCGGCAATCAGCTCTGCTGTCGGCCTGAAGGCCGGGTTCGCTGACCATGAGGGTGGCGCGGAGGTCTACAGCGCGGCCGTGACCCGCGACCAGGCGCGCATCGTGTTCTCGGTGGCGCAGAACATGGCCAGGCGCCGGCCGGAGATGTGCACGGCGCTCGGGGTGGAGGTGCTGGCGCACGCCATCGCCCAAGCCTCGACGGCCTCGACCTTTCAGCCCGTAGCCAGCGAGTCCAATGCCCTCGACGGTCTCAACGTGTACCTGGCCATCGTCGACGAGCTGCACGCGCACCGCACCCGCGAGGTCTATGACGCGCTCGAGACCGGTACCGGCAAGCGCCCGCAGTCTCTGCTCTGGGTGATCACCACGGCCGGCTCAAACCGGGCCGGGATCTGCTACGAGACCCGCACCTATACCGCTCGCGTGCTCGATGGCGTGGTCAAAGACGACTCGGTGTTCGGGATTATCTACACGGTGGATGAGTCCGACGACTGGACGGCCGAATCCACGTGGCGGAAGGCCAACCCGAACTGGGGCGTGTCGGTCATGCCCGAGGTGGTGGCCCAGCTCTGCGCGAAAGCGATGGAACTGCCGGCAGCTCAGGCCAACTTCCAGACCAAGCACCTGAACATCTGGGTCAACGCCGATTCGGCGTGGATGAACATGCAGAAGTTCCGCGCGTGTGCAGATCCCGACCTGAGCCTCGACGATTTCGGCGGCTGCCGGTGCTGGATCGGGCTGGATCTGGCATCGAAGACGGATATTGCCGCCCGATACCTGCTTTTCGAGCGCGAACTCGACGGCCAGAAGCACTATTACGGCTTTCTGCGCAGCTTTTTGCCCGAATCAGCGGTGCAAGAGTCGCGGAATTCGCAGTATTCAGGCTGGG